CGGGTTGAGACGGCTCGTCATTTGATCGTAGGCCGAGGTGATCGACTGGTCCCGGGCATGTCCGATCGCGTTCGGGTCCTGGTTCGAGATCGAGTTCTCCAGGTTGCCTGCCGCCTGGCCGAGCGGACCGCCAAGTGAAGCGTTCTGAGTCCACTGGCCGTTTGCATCCTGCGTCCACTGCGAGGTGGCGCCGAAGGCGTTGGTCTGGTTGTTATGCCCGCTCTTGGCCTGCGCCTGAGCAGCCGCGTTGAAGTCCGGCGATGACGGAGGACTCCCTTGCATCTTGCTACCCGCTGCTAGGCCGCCCATGATTCCTCCTGCTGCCCGTCCTGGTTCACCCAGCGGCAGTCCCGCCGGCGCATCTCGAACAGCACGATGTCCACGCCCTTTGACCATCCGCCGCGGATCCGGTGCGTCTCCCGGAAGCCCAGCGCCCGAACGAGCGCAAGGGACCGGGTATTGCTCGACAGCACGGTCAGGTTGATCAGCCGCTTCCCGCACCCGGGGACCACTGCGTTCGGTGGATCGAAGGCAAGACGGAAGGCCGGGACCAGGACGTGCCGCAGTGCCGCCGGATGCGAGAGCGCGATGTGCAGCATGACCGAGGCAGGCGTCCAGCCGTCAAAGCCGACCATGGCCAGGATCCGGTACCCGCTGATCGCCTCCATGGCTCGGAAGTTCTCGTTGACGACGATGTGAGCGCGCTCCGCGAGCCACGCGAAGTGCTCCGGCGGTGCAGGGCGGACAATGACGGTCACAGGAGCCCCCCGACATCCACCGAAACGTCGATCCCGGTGAGCGTCATGCGGGAACTCGACGACCCGCGGATGGCGATGGCCGCAGCCGACCCGATCCCCGCGCCGCCAAACACCTTGGACTGAGGGCTGTAGGCGCCACCCCACACGGCCGTGTCCCAGAGTCCGACATCCCAGGAACTCGTCCCGGTGGGAGGACCCGCCGTCACTGGCGACATCTCGTTCAGGTTCCAATCGAACCGGGCCTGAGCCTGGAACGCGACCGCCCCGCCCTGGCTGAGGACCTGCGGCCGGATGAACAGCACCTTCTTGCGGTTCGGAGTGCCCAGGTTGGAGAACGCCGACAGAAGCGCCCACTGGATCGGCGTGTAGGAGTTGGGATTCGTGAGCAGCACGCCATCCACGTAGCCGTCATTCACGCAGACGCGGCCGTCGGAGGTGCCGAAGTAGAGCGTCCCACCCCACGGCTCGGCGCAGACGCCCATCGGGATGTCCCGGTACCGCGACCACCCGCGAGTGGTCAGGCTCATCACGAGTTGCTGGGTCGGCTGGTTTACCGCGAGCGGTACCAGCACCATCAGGCAGGCGTCCTGAGGGTGCATCCTCATCGCCCAACCATTGAGCGTCGCCGTCGCCGCCTGAAGCTGGTTGAAGAGGTTGCTGATCTTGAAGGTCTGGTACTGCGACCGGTCGTAGACCACGTTTCCGATCACCAGTTTCGACACCGGCATGATGCCGATCGAGCTCATCACGAGCAGATCGCCACCGAAGTCCGTTGCGAGGCGGCGGCCTGCCGGGACAGCGCCCACGAACCAGACGCCTCGAAGTTCGAAGGTGGATGCGTTGGCTGGGTCAGTTCCTCTATAGATGACGACGTTGCCACCACCCGAGACCGCAACCAGTTGATCGTCCATTCCGGCGCCGCCGTCGTATGTCCATGACGCCAGGCACCGGAGGTCACCACCAGCCTTGAACTGAGATCCGAAGGTGAACTGCGAAGCTGCGCCGTAGATGGCGTTGATGCCGAGGTACCAGGCTCGAGCCGTGTCGCGCTCCACGAACCAGACCCGGTTCTTCCAGACCATGACGAAGGCCAGCCGAGTGGGATCCGGCCCGCTGATGGCCGGCGAGTAGTTCCAGAGCACGCCGCCGTCATTGATGCCGGAACCGCTGCCCGTCGGCGCCGTTGCGCCCGAGGTCCCGCCAGCGACCGTGACGTAGGACAGGCCCAGGTTCGTGACCCTGGCCCCGGCCCCATAGAGCGTTCCCGTCACCCACGGCGTGGTGGCCGCCGAAGCCACCTGGATCCACGTCGTGGTGGCCTCGGCATAGACGAAGTAACCGTTGGCCTCGTCGCAGTAGAGCAGGAAGTGCCCGGCCGGGGTCACGAACACGGTGGAGTTGCCCCACCCGCTGTCCTGGTTCTGGACGCCGAAGGTGACGACCTGGCTGGGGGTCTGCGTGCTAGCCGAACAGTCCCAGATCCCCGACTGCGTGACCGCGAAGAACCGGTTGGAGGACCCGTCCTTGGTGCTGCCCGTGTAGGGTACGAGCGTCCGGGGCGGACCGTCGAGACCGGTCACCCACTCCCGCCACCCGAGCCGACTGCGAAGGCCGTACTCCGCGCCGATCAGGTTGTAGGAGTAGATCGAATCGGTAGCCGGCATATCCAGACCAGCCGAGACGGTGTTGTCGCCACCGATCGGAGCGGCTACGTGAAACGACCGCTGCCGGTTGCGCTGTCCCTTCGGCGGCCGGAGCATCTGGGGAACGGGGAAGGCCATCGATTACGGCCCCGCCCAGCCGGTAGGAGGCAGGTTTCCGACCGAGATGAGGCCACCGACCGGGCCACGGGCGCCGGCAAGCCGCAGCGTTGGCGCGCCCATGTTCTTGCCGATGCAGTGCTCGAGCTTCGCGTCGAACCGCTCTTGGTCCTTGGCCGTGTCGAACCCTCCGACCTCGTTGAAGGCCAACCGAAGACCCGCCACGCACAGGTCGGGGTCGTAGAGCACCACGTCCGAAGCGTTGTTGACCCGGGCAGCGTCGGGCCCGGTCGAACTGGTTGCCGTCTGCACCCAGAAGTTCGACACGTACTCGAACACGATGGTCTGGGCGTCGGGTGGGGCCAGCGGGAAGACCATCAGCGAGCCTTCGAGCCGGAAGGCGATGTTGAGGATCATGTTCCCCATGCGCGCCTTGAGGAACTGAGCCTCTTGGGGCGAGACGGGGCCGACCATCGGAAGGCGCATCGACCGGTTCCAGCCGGTCTGGTCCTTCATCTCGTGGAAGTCCGCTGGAAGCGCGTAGGATAGCGCCCCACCTACCGTCACGATCGTGCACTCCCGGGTGAACTGGCTCCAGTCGTGCTCGTTGTTGAGGTCGTCGCCGAGCGTGTTCAGCAACTCGATGAGCCTGGCGAAGTTGCCGTCCGTGGTCGCCTGGGCGAACGGGTCCGGGAGCGTGGAGAGCGTCCCAGAGACGATCCCGACCTGGATCGCCGTCCGGTTGATGATGTTGGCCGCGGTGTCGTAGCCGACGAGCGAACTCGGCGCCACGGTGGCGCTAGAGGCTCCAGGGCCCTGCGTCCCGCTGATGACGTCCGACTGCTCGATCCCGTGGTACGTGATCTGGAAGGCGATCGACTGCGCCGGCGACGAGGCCCAGTCCCACAGGAAGTAGTAGGACCCGTTCCCAAAGGCCTCCTCGAGGATGGCGGGAGGCGTGACGGCGGCGTCGGTATCAAACCGGACGAAGTAGTCGAACGTGAGCGATGAACCAGCGCCCGCGTTGGCGGCTCCGAAGTCCAGGGTGTACTTGGTCGCCGCCACGTGGCCTCCCTAGATCAAGTCTCCGGGTCGGCCTGGACCTTCGGCTTGGGACCCGGCTTCCTTCGGATGGTCGGCGGGACGGCCTGAGGGCCTATCGCCTCCTTCATCCGGTTCATCTCGGCCCGGAGCTCGGCGATCGCGGCGTCGCGCTCGGCGAGTTGGTTCTGCATCTCGATTACCGGGGCCTGCTTCTCGAAGGCGAGCAGCCACGAGCGGGCCTTCTCGCGTTCGGCGTGGCACATGAAGATCTGGGCCTGCTGGTCCGAGAGGTTCGCCAGTTCCTCGATGGTGCGGATCGGAGCCTTCGGGTAGGCCTTGAACTCCTCGACCCGGGCCCCTGAGAGGCCAGGCAGCATCTCGAGCGGGGTACCGCTCACGCCGCCCTTGTCGCCCTCGAGGAAGGCCGCCCACTCGCGCGGGAACTCCTCCTCGTCATGCGGCCACTTCTCCCGGTCCGGGATGTTGGTCGCATCGCCCGGGGTGAACTTGCGGATGAAGATGGCCTCGCGGAAGATCGGCCGCCCCGCGCCGGGGAACCGCTTCTTCTCGATGCGGACCGAACCGTCGTCGTTGATGACGTCGCGTTCCTCGGTGTAGCCGTGGGTCGCACGCTCGTCGAGCACGTCGAACCGCTTGTAGAAGACCGCGCGGCAGCGGCCATCGTTCTGCCACGACTGGTTCCAGCTCTGCATCTGGCGCGCTGCGGTGGGGTCTTCCCAGGCCATCGGTGCTCCCTGCGGTAGTGGGCCGGCGAGGCTTGCTCCCCTCGCCGGCCCGGTGGGTTGCGTGGACTACGGGTTGCCGGCGGCCTGGGCCCAGACGGTGTAGGCCGTGCCGCGGTTCTGCGTGTCGCCCGTCACCTTGATGACCACGCCGGGGACGCCGTTGGTGCCCGACACGGTGGTCAGGACGCGGCCCGCGGTGGCGCTCATGTAGGCGATCTGGCCCACGACGCTGGCGCCGTTGCCGAAGTTCGCCGAGTCGTGGACGCCGAGGATCATGATCCAGCCGAACTTGCCGGCCGCACCCGAGCCCATCGAGATGCCGCAGAGCCCGCGACCAGCCGCCGCAGTCGCAGTCGCGACCGGGCCAGCGCCCGAGCCGTACTGATCGATCGTGACGAAGTCGCCCGGGACGGTCGTCCCGGAGAACCCGACGTACATGAACTGGCCCACGCCGAACTGGTTGGGACCGAAGTCCTTGGCGATGGCCTGGTACCCGAGCTCCTGGGAAGCCGTGGTGTCGATCTGGCAGGGGCCAGCGACGGCGCCCGCGAGCACCCAGGTGACGGTGTTGTCGGTCAGGCCGTTCGGGGTCGGGCCGATGGAGACCGCGGCAGCGGAGGTGCCGCCGGCGACGGTGTTGAAGATGAAGCCGCCGTTCTGGACGGACGCCTTCGCCGGGTAGACGGCCGCCGGAACCCACTGGGAGGCGCCGAACGGGGGCATGAAGGCCGGGCCACCCGAGACGCCCAGCTTCGGATCGATGAACCGGTAGTTGCAGGAACCGCTGATGATGGCCATGTGGTTTTCCTTTCAGTTCGAGGGGTGACTACCCGTTGAAGTAGCCCTGGAACTGGCGGCCAGCGGTGGTCATGTTCCCGGCCCAGGCGATGATGGTGGCGCTGACGTCCTGGTTCAGGGCGTACCGGTTCTCCGGCGACAGGGTCACCATGTTCCGCTCGGCCGAGGGGCGCAGTTTCAGATACTTCGTGTTGAGGAAGTAGGCCACCCAGTTCGGGCAGAACCCGCCGATGCCGCCGTCGAGGATGACGTCGGCGCCCTTGTACCGGTAGCCCTGGAAGCCGAGGGTCGCGAGCTTCGCCTCGGTGAACCGCTGGAGCGGCTGGAGCGACGCCTCGAAGGCCGCGAAGATGTTGTTGTCGGCCATGATGAGGTTGGGCACGTCCTTGCCGCGGGTGCAGGCGGCGTAGAGCTTGTTGAAGTTGCCCTGGATGTTGGCCGCGGTGGTCGAGGCCGAGCCGGGCCCGCCCACCTGATTCCGCCAGAACGGCCACACCGCGCCGTCGATGGAACCGACCACGCCGGTCGTCGGCGCGAGCGTGACGAGGGACGCGAGACCGTTGATGGCCTTGCCGCCCTGGATCGTGCCGTCGGAGTAGGCGCCCTGGGTCATCAGGTTCGCCATGGAGGCCTTCGCGACGCTGACCCGGTTGGTCACGAGGTCGGCGATGGCCTGCTTGCCGCTGTTCTGGATCTTCTCGAGGCCGGTGACGATGACGGCGCACGCGGCCTGCTTCCAGTTGAACTGGGCAGCCGAGAGGACGTCCGCCTGGTTCACGGCCAGGTTGTCCGACCCGGAGTACCACTGCGCGTTGCCGTTGGCCTGGAAGGACAGCTCCTCGAAGATGACGGAACCGCCGGACACTTCCTCGATGCGGCCGTCCTCGTTGATCTGGGAC